GATTTCGGCCTGAATTTCATACGACATAGCGTTTGTTAATTCATTATCGATATCGATGCCGTTCATGTTCTTGAGATCTTGTTCAAGTTCAACACTCCAACGAGCAGCTAACCTACGTGTACCAGCTTCCACAGAAGTCTTTTCGAAAGAAACGACCATCTGAGGAATATCACCTGTCAATTCAAACTCGCTTAACAACCTAGCAACACCGCTGTCTGTTCCGACAAATTCGAAATCAGTATTCCCTGTAAGACTAGCAGAACTAGCTCCAGTGAATCGCGTATCAAGATAGTTGTAACCAACTTCTTGATCGTCCGAGTGGAGCGAAGGGTCAATTTGACCCGCCACATTACCTGGACGGTTACCGCTAGGTGAAAAGTCTTTACCATCAACACCAGTTCCTAAAGAATCCGCTTCGTAGCGATAACGAAGAGCGAAAGCCAATCCAACAGGACCACTCATAGGCTGAACGCCAACGATTTCGTTGGTGATCAGTTCTGGGAACGTCCGTCGAATCATAGGAATCAAGATCTTGGGAAGACGAGCATCACCACTGGCGTAATTATCGCCAGCAGGTGTCATAGCACCGCCGAAGCCCATTGATGCAGCGCCACCGAACACTCCACCGCTTCCGGCAGAATTCGTGGCTTCATTTAAGCACCAAGCTTCTTGATTCTCTAAGAGAACAGCTGTTGAGTAACGAGTGTGATCATCTTCGATCGGTGCAACATTATCAGAACTATAGTCGAGCACAGGTGCCCACTTTTCTAATAATGTGTCCGCTCGTTGTTGATCAACGTATGGGGAGGGAGGTTTAACAGAAGTTACACTCATAATAATTTAATATTGTCTCCTTTGACATTACACATACTCAGGTAATTATACCTCAACTTAAAAACGGTTAGAATTTCTCCAGTTCGGACATATAGCCGAATGGATCAACCGAAATTGGATCTGGACCGGGGGTTGTACTTTCTTTAACGACACGTTGTGGTTCTGGTCTATCAACCGCGACCCGTGTCTTAGATACTTGATGCTTAGCTAGCTGTATCTTATCTTCTTCAGTCTTTTCAAATAGTTTGAGAGTATAGTCAAAATTCTCCTCAATAAACGAAACCGGCTTATCTGCCAACACTCGAGTTATATACTTCTTCTTTAGAGCCGGTAAGCCAGATGTCTTCTCCTCTAGTACCTTGTTTCTCTGTAAGCCTTCTAGTTCTAGCTTAAGTTTATTATTTTCTGTTAATACGCCTTCCTTGACGTGGTTAGATTCTTGTATTTGCTTCTTACCATCAATTATGGCACTCTTTATAGAGTCTTTACTTAGAGCAAAGTTAACAGCTAAGAATTTTCTCATTTCATCCAATTGCTTAGTTGCTTGCTTATTCTCAACTGCTTGTTTAATATCAGCTGCTGGTATAGCGTTCTCTATATACAACTCAATATAGTTGCTAATTCGATCAACCAAATCAGTCTTAAACTCTCCGGCTTCTTCTACAACCTGGCTGCCGTACTTAGTTACAACATCCTTTAATTTTCCAGTATGGTTCTCATTAACAGCGGCTAACACTCTGTGTAGCTTAGACGTATGGTCTACGTCTATCGCTTCTAGTAAAGCCTTTAACTTATTGGCATGATCTTCATCTTGCTCTATTAAGGCTTTCTCTACCTGCAAAGAAACTAGTTCCTCTACCTTAGTGTCGACAGTTTGTTTGAATGATTCTTCAATAGCGCTTAATGTATCTTCGCTTAACAGATCACCTGCCGCGTCCTTTAGCACCTTGACAACATTATTATTTTCGGATTCAGTTTTCATTTTTTGGGTTTTAAATTGGTTGCGATTCGTGTTTTAATCTTAGACTGCACGGCTTTTTCTAGGTCTATATTTGCTGCAGAATAGTTCTCTTCAATAAGATGTTTTATAAAACTCTTTATATGGTTACTCATAATATACAATTATTTATTAGTTCCCGGTTAATTTTTGAAAAAACTCATATATTTGTTGCTGTACTGCTTCTTGTAGATCTTTCTTTGGTAGAGATTTTAGACCTCTATCAAAATCACTATACAGCTCTTGGTAGTCTCCGCTCTCACCTAAGATGTACTCTTTACTCTCTAATATACCGTTAACGAAGGCATCTGGACATGACGGGTCTGCTACCATATCAACAGCTATTAACCTCATGTCCTTTACAACATTTATACCTTGTGAATTTTCCTCTAACCGACCAACCGATCTAGTAGAAAAACCTATAGAGCAACCATCCGTTATTAAATTTCTAGCAATAACACCACATGGTGTACTTAAAATTTGAGACTTACCTACAAATTTGGTTCCTTCTTGCTTTAGCTCGACAATCATGTGAGAAGCGCGCTCGAGATCAACCTCAGCTTTAGTAGGGTGGTTGAGTTCACCAAGTGCGCGTTTAGTCATTACCATTTCTTTATTGTATCTAGCAGCTTCACGCGATAGCTCTGCCTCTTCATACATTCGTTTATTCTTATTAACAATATCTGCCTGAGCATATACTCCTAAGACATACATACAGTCCTGTTTATCTTTCGAGTTCTTTTCCTCAATAACGTATTCGAGTGGTTCGAATGGAGCCTTATCTACTATTAACTTATGTGACATAACTATATTTATACTTTTTATCGAGAAAACAATTCATCTTCGGTTAATATAACAAATTTATATCCATGCTTCTTACAATACAGCTCTGCGGCTTTCCATTTTGCAGTATTAACTACATACATATGTGACTCATATATTATTGTGGTCTTTTTCTTATTTCCATGCTTAGTTGGAGGTAGAGTTTGCTTCTTGGGTTTTATCTCTATAAGGTACTTCGATATATTACCATCTGTGTTTTTCATATGCACAACGTTATCGACCAAGTACTTGTGCATTCTGTTATCTAATGGAGATACATACGGAACGGCGCATGTCTCGCTCCCCCACTTCACCACTCGAGGGTTATTATCACACCATCTAAAGAAACGCAGTTCCCAGCTACTTAGATATCTAGGGGTCTTGTTACCTACATACTTGCCGCTATTCTTCGGAGTATAGTGACCTTGGCTGTATTTTTTATTCTTCCGGAAGTTTTTCGGCATTAACCTACAAAGAATCGAGGAGGTGGTGTGTCGCCTAGCCCGGCCGCACCAGTGTATAGTTGCTCCTCTAATGCTGCTATCTCCGTATTACCTTCAGCTAAGAGCTCTTGATAATTTACAACACCACCACCAAACAATGCCGTATTTGCATACTTTCCTCTAATTCTACCTAAGGTTATTTTTGTCAACGCGAGGGAATATTTATATACCCAAACCTCTTTGAGTAGGTGTGCTAGTGGTTTTTCTACATAGCATCCGATCAGGCCCCAAAACTTAGATCTATTAGGCCCGTTCGGCTCCGGCATTACATATAATCGTTGAGTGCGTTCGTTGAACCGGGTATGCCAGAACTGAGATAAAAGTTTCTTTCTAATATCGAGCCATTCCTTGAGTGTGTACCAGCTAACTAAGTCGAAGCCGTACTTACCCATCGCATAACTGAAGTATGTTTGTTGAGCCATTGTTTGCTCAATAGTAAATAGTGTATTGATTCCGGAAGAAGTTCCTTCCTCAAACGAAAAGACATCCACCACTTTACGATAATTTAACATTAAGGTATCGTAAGATGCTGGTGCTTCAACTTGATTACGATCTACGTTGGTTTGCTTGTTGACTGTAAACGGTGGTTGGAATACACCGGACATGTTACCGACGGCCATTCCTTCTGTTTCATCAGCCGGCCACTCAATATCTTCATGCATTTCTGGAGTCAAGGTCATTAGCTTATCTAATCTAATACCTTTACCAGATTCATATAGCTCAGAATTAAATATTAAATACTCCTCTGTGAACCCGGCATACTTAGTGAACATCTCACATGCAATGGCTATATTATCATATACTTGCGCGGCATGCGCTTCAACGTTAACCTGAGGCCAACCTAAGCTATAAGATATTCTCTTAGATAGCTGAGCTATGCCGGAGATACGATGGTTAAGATGTGTGCTGTAGAAATCTCTATGATCAGCACTGAGCTCATGGCTCATGTTAGACATATCGTTACTCATGGTATTAAGTTCGTTCTAATGGTGGTCCTTGGAGCAAGGGTAGGTGGGTGTGGGTGTGGGTGTCGGTGAAGGGGTTGGACTAGGTGTCGGGGTTGGACTAGGTGTTGGGGTTGGGGTAGGTGTTGGGGTAGGTGTTGGGGTAGGTGTAATACATATTAGGTTCGGTATTTTTTTCGCTACCTCCGGACCAAAGGTCCCGGCAAATGAGAAGTCATATACCTGCTGAACCATAGCGAGGTCAGTGACCGGGTTACCTGTTAACGGCGATGGAGACATATCCTGCAATGTTACATAACAATAATACAATATAACATCTGCGATATTAAACGACCCATCATCATTGAGGTCACTCTCTTCCTGTCGGTGGGTTGTGTTCGGTACACTTACAACCGTCGCTGCGCCAAAGGTAGGCTCATAAGAGAAGTCATAAATTGTCTGAACAATATTAATATCCCCGGCGTCATTACCTGGTAACCAACCTCCATCTACCGCAGTAACGTATGCATTTAATATTACAACGTCAATTACCGTGAATATACCATCACCGTCATAATCTGTACAGCTTACATTCGCCATGGTTACTTAATCGGTACATCTATAGATACGACAGAAGCGCCGATTGGAACTGGAGTGAATATATTTTCCGGTAACCAATCCATGACCGTAACTGGTGTTACAAATTGCAGACTAGGGGTGTAGTTTATATTACCAACCGCGGCGGTGTTGATTGTTATAGCTCTACCAACATCAATGCTACTAACCCAACCATCGATGAATGTTCGAAGATCGGCAGCTGATGTAGTACCTGTTGCTTCCATACGAAGTTTTGTAATAGACGATGTTGTTGTAAACGGCGCTAGTAGGACTGTCTGATCACCATCAGCCGGGTCAAGTTTAATTGCTTGTTGATTTAGTATAGCGGAACCGTTAAATGTAGTTACCAAGAAGTTAAGCCCTACTGCTGTTGGTGTTGGGGTTGGGGTTGGTGTTGGTGTCGGACTTGGGGTCGGTGTCGGACTAGGTGTCGGACTAGGTGTTGGAGTCGGGCTTGGGGTCGGTGTCGGACTAGGAGTTGGACTAGGTGTCGGTGTTGGACTAGGAGTTGGGCTCACAGTCGGTGTCGGACTAGGGGTCGGTGTCGGACTAGGTGTTGGGCTCGGTGTAGGTGTTGGTGTCGGTGTAGGTGTTGGTGTCGGTGTTGGTGTCGGTGTGCAGTCGATAAACGGTTCAGCGGAGATGCTGTTCAGCGTCATAGTAGACCCGGCTGTATTACCAGCCTCGACTTTATACCAAAGCTCCTTACCGCATGGAGCAGTACTATCTACATATATATCGGTAAATAACCCACCACCTGCTGCGGCCGGTATACCAGCACCACATACTAGTGCGCGGGAATTTCCGCGTCCATCATCTGCAGTTGCGAATGTCGCAATCTGTGTATATGTTATATCATCGTCACTCCTATAATAGGTTAGTGTCTCACCGGGTCGCGGCCAACATCTCTCATGTGTTGATGTTATAGATACACTATGTGTATTAGGTGCCATCGAATCTGATGTAGTTAAAGTATCTACCATGATTGGAGCAAAAGGCAGTAGTGCCGCACATGGGCGATCAAATTGATATACCCAGTGGTTAGATACCCCAGGGACGTCATCTCCTTCTGTACCTATAGGTCCACATGCACACCAAATCTTATCATTATAACATACTGTGGAATCGCGATCATAAGCGATTGCTTGCCATAGGCCTTTATAGTTACTATCAAAAGCCGTTGTTGGTGTAGGAGTTGGTGTAGGAGTTGGGGTTGGGGTTGGGGATGGGGTTAGTGGTAGACATCTACTATCTGCACCCAAATCATCCCAGTGTATGGAAATACCAGGAACATCATCAGAATCAGTCCGGTCCTTAGCAATTGGTGTCCACAAGTGCTCTAACCAACACACTAAGTTACCTACATTATACTCTCTAGGTTCCCACCGGCCCTTGAACATCTCCTCTGTCGGTGTCGGTGTCGGTGTCGGTGTATAGCACATCTCGCTCTGAACGAAATCCCAATGCACTGACTCTCCTGGAACATCGTCTGCTTCAGTACCCTCGGCCGGGCATGCGTTCCATAGTTTATTGTCATAGCAGACAGTTGCGTCTTTCGGATATGGAATTGCCGTCCACACACCCTTAAATCTAACAGTTACTGTTGGGGTCGGGGTCGGTGTTGGAGTTGGGCTGCAAGCTATACATTCGTCATAAACTTCGGTTGGTGTTGGGGTGATGCATATTTCATCTCCAATATATTCCCAGTGTATAGATGTCCCAGGTACATCTATTGGATCTGTTCCGGAGCAACCTACAGCATTCCACAGCTTATCAAGATAGCATACTATAGCGTTTTGAGGGTACCCTGTACTCCTCCAGTACCCCTTAAATCTAACAGTTACTGTTGGGGTTGGGGTTGGGGTTGGAGTAATACCAACTAGGTGTTCAAATACCCAGTGTACTGACTCTCCAGGAACATCGTCGGTTTCAGTACCTTTAATATCGCATGCTCTGTAATACGAACCGTTATGACATACGACAGCGCGGTGAGGATAGGGTTGGGAAGTCCAGTTACAATCCGGGAACGGTAAAAATGTTTGATCAGTTGGAGTAGGGGTTGGGGTTGGGGTTGGTGTAAAACATGGCCCGGAGGCAGACCCGCGGTACTCCCAGTGTATTGAGATTCCGGGTTCATCTGATGGATCTGTACCACCACAACTAGTAGCTTCCCACAACTTGCCGTTATGGCATATTATTGTGTTTGTGATATAATGTATTGGGTTCCAACCGCCTTGGTTAACCATATATGTTGGTGTTGGTGTTGGTGTGTATGTTGGGGTCGGTGAAGGGGTTATCGTTGGAGTAGGGGTTATTATATTTGTAACGCTTACTATCAATCCATCAACTACATTTATATTATAATCTCCCCATGACCCGGAAGAATGCCAACCACAACAAGTTATGGTATCGGTCATGCCTTGATCGAACAGTTGGGCGTTGTCGGTGGACCTAATAGTATTTAGTACCGTCTCTTCAACTACAGCTGTGAGGTTAGCCGTTATAGCCTGCATCCTCGTGTTAAAGATCTGATCCGCATACTTTAATTGCACATCCTCAGCGGATAACTGACCGTACACTGATTGTATAACAGCTGTTAGTTCATCTTCTGTTAATTCTAAGCTATCGAGGACGTCGGCTTTCATAGCCGACAGTTGGCTCTCAACTACAGCATTTACGCAGGAATCGACTAGATCTGCAAAATCTACACCGACAGGCCGGGCTCCATCAGCGAACCTAGCTTTTAAATAATCAGAATCTCTAATGGCCATGTTCTAAATACTTATTTATATTTGCAGCCTTTTTAGGTGGATCCAGGCAAAGATGTTTGAGTATCACTCATCGGTATCGGATTTGCCGGATCCTCACTACCTGTCTCCGGTGTTTCAGCCGCCCCTCCGAATTCCGGAATTGCTGATCCTGCCCCCGGCATACCCATGCCACCACCACCAGGAGGAGCACCACCAATGGCCTCAGCCTGCGCTTCCATCTGCTCTCTCCAATTCGGTCCTAGAGCTTCTATCTGTGATATCTCAAACGTAAAGGCTGCGTCCTTACGTAACCATGATCTATTTTCTGCGATCTCAGAATCAGACCACTTAAGGTATTTCTTCTGTGATACAGAGTCCGCTATTTTCGGGTGAGTCGACATTTGTGTAAAGTTATTAGATTTCAACTCGAATATTTGCTGTTCGCGTAGTTCATAGAATTGGCTAGGTGGGTTAAACTTAACAAAAAAGTGAGATTCCTTTAGGTTATAATCGTCCCATAATCCTTTCATCTTAAGGTGTGTTGTGAATGTATTTTTTAAACCGATGGCAAAATTCTGCTGCATCCTTATAAGAATCTAGCAAATTTAAGCTCCTCTCTCAACACTTGGGAGCTGTCCTCATACCTAGATTCCGGGTTTAATCTATTAGACGGAACCTTCAGCGACCGGTATAACTTTTTCAAGAAGTACATTAGATCAGTTAGTTCACCTAGGTTAGCTCCTCCTGGTAGTGATGTGACTGAACTACCTTCACTACCTTGCCTCTTTGCGAACCAGAAGCTATCCAGCATAGACTGCGGATTGAATGCATTGGCTGCTCCACCTTTATTGTGATCATATGTCTTCCGACTCCAGTAGTCTTGCATCAATTTTTTCAAATAAGCCTCTGCTTTCGGGGCCGGCATATTACCTACATCAACATTAAACACTAACCTCTCCGGGGCTCTAACTAAACGGTATATGACGATTGCGTCCTCGATTAATGTAAGCTGTCTATATGCGCGCCTCGCGTTCTCAATAAAAGGGACACGCAAGGACTTATCTTCATTCCATATACCACTGTGCATATATGTTACTTGATTCTTATCAAACGGTATAAATTCTATCTTCTCTATAGTGTTTGTCTTAGGGTCCATAACCGGTCTCCGTAATAAAAATCCTTTTATAATCATATTTTGCACATTGTCATAAATAGGATCTAGCAATTCAACCGGCATTAAGTTAACACCTAACACCCCCAAATCCTTATGCTTCTCATGTATTATGTTTTCAAAGAAAACCTCTCCGTCAATCAACAAGTTCCGGAAATACTCCCATCCCTTGACATCAAAGTTAAAATATCGGATAATTCTAGTAAACTCTTTATCAAGTTCCTTCTTTACTGAATCATCTATTTCTGTTATATCATCACGATATACTAACTCTACATACTTACCATTATCATCTTCGTATAATATATCATCGCATATCTCATCTAAAGCGTCACCGACTTCCGCGTAAGCGGCCATCATTCTGTAATCTAGCAAACGCTTAACCTTATCCGTATCTACATTAGCATACATGTATGAGTTGTAGTTTTTGTCTATTTGTGCCATCCCACCAACACCCATAGTGTCCTCGGATGTCGGTGTTGCTATAGAATGCTTGGCGAGAGCATCATCGCGTTTTGTTCCTAGTTTATAAAAGTGTTTATACTTCGGGTTAAGATCTTCTATGTTAGATATCGTCTCTTTTGACGACCACGGGAGAGCAGCTTGTATAAACTTTGTGAGAGAGTTACCTTTGGATTGATTTTTCATGAAGTGTTGTATAATTACTTATGTGCAAAACATATTTATTCAAATAGCTTCGTATAGAGACCCGGAATTAATACCAACATTAGATGATTGCATAGGGAAGGCTGATAACCCAGATAATTTAGTATTTGGTATTTGCCGGCAATTTGAAGAGTCTGATGGGTTTGATAATATTGACAAGTATAGAGCCGACCCTAGGTTTAGGATAGTTGATGTACCGTGGGGAGAGTCGAAAGGTGTATGCTGGGCCCGGAATCAGGTTCAACAAGTATACGCTGATGAGACGTATACATTACAGTTAGATTCACATCACCGTTTTACAGAAGGGTGGGATACCATCTTAATAGACATGTTCAAGCAACTACAAGATTCCGGCCACGAGAAGCCTCTATTAACAGGGTATATCCCATCCTATAACCCAACAAACGACCCTAAAGGGAGGATACGCGTCCCGTGGAAGATGGACTTCGATAGGTTTATTCCAGAAGGAGCCGTCTTCTTTTTACCAGCTTCAATTGATAACTGGAAGGAGTTAAATGCTCCTATACCCGCGCGGTTTTATTCGGCTCACTTCGCGTTCACCACCGGGAAGTTCTGTACTGAAGTTCCACATGATCCGGAGTACTATTTTCATGGAGAGGAAATTAGCATAGCTGTTAGAGCTTATACACATGGTTATGATTTATTTCACCCTCACCGGTTGGTAGCATGGCATGAGTATACGAGAAAAGGCCGGACTAAGCATTGGGATGACCATCAGGGTCCTAAGAAACCAGCGAATACTAAACCGTGGCATCAGAGAAATAAGGAATCTCATCTACGAAATAGGAAGTTGTTTGAGATGGATGGTTTGGAGAAGGATATAGATTTTGGTATATATGATTTTGGTACTGTGAGGACAGTTAGAGATTATGAGAGGTATGCTGGGTTGAATTTTAAATTACGCTCCGCTCATGAGCACACAATACAAAATAAACTAGCGCCTTGTCCGGTTGAACCGGATGAATCTAAGTGGTTAGATTCCTTTGCGCGGAAGGTTGTGATACCTGTTAACGTACCTCTTAGTGAATTAGAGCATGATGATAAGGTTAATTTTTGGTTTTTCGGTGTACATGATGAGGATGGTAAGGAGATCTTCCGGAAAGATAAAACAAAAAAAGCGTTTAATAATATTATAAAGGGCGGTATGATCTCGTTTCGAGAACACATAACAACAAGTAAGGTACCTAAGACATATACTATATGGCCATGTGGTAGTGATGGTTGGCGGAAGAAGCTAGTTAAGGATGTACCTGGGTTTGAGTCATTTAAATAAATAAATATATGAAGTGGTGTATAGTATCTGTCTTAGTTGGAGAGAAATATAAGAAGTTCGCTGAGTTGTTTTGTAAGACATATGCTCAGAGTACTAATAGCAATAATCGAGTTGAGATAATATTTGTAGTCGATGAAGAATCTGGGCTTAATATATCTCATTATGATTTTGTGACTGTTAAACTACTACCACCTGGATGTTTAGGTAAAATTGACCCGGCTAAGGTGTTCGGAACTGGGACGGTCCGGAACTTCGACTACTCTCTCAAACGGTTTGGTTTTGAGGAATGCTTAAAACTAGGATATAGTAATATATGCTTTATTGATTCTGACATGACTATACGCAAGTGGGACACAAGTGTGTTTGATAGATGTGATAAACCCGGGTTGTGGGCCGGTAGAGGTTACCCTAGTTCTGGATTTGGAACAAAGCCGGTAACAGATGTCGTGGATGTTAGGTTCACGCCTAAGCTGACTGCGTTAAAAAAAGAGCTAGTATATGAGACCGATTGGGTAAACTATACTATGCCGTTTGAAGCTGTCATGTTATTGAAGGACATACCGGTTCCAACTATAGAGAAGTTTATACAGTGTTGGGAGTATGTCTCAACCGCGACAAAGAAGTTAAAGTTACCGATGAGCAAAGTCACTCATGAAATCGGATTAGCGGCGGACATGTGTAAGATTCCTATACATTATAATAAGGATCTGCTAAGTATAATATTTAAACATTATATTATGAATCATGATGTATTGTTAGATATATACGATAAAGAAGTGGTTGATGGTAGTTAGTGATCCATTTGATGGTTGGGGTAATAAGTTAATACAGTATTGTTTCGGAAGGGTACTAGGAAGTGAGCTGAACTACTATGTTGCATGTCGCCGGTTGCCGGGTATTGTCAATTCTGGGAACTGGAACATAACCGGGGCGCGTGTCGACGAACCGGTGGTAGATATTAACCATCACAGTAAGTATCGTCATTATGTTGATATAGATGAACTTATAAGTTCAGCTCCTAGTCAGTTTAAAGTCCGGTCTTATTTAGAATATTATCCAAATCTAGAAAAGTATAGAGATGCTATTAGAGAGGATTGGTGTTATATAAGTAACCCATACGGTGCGGATGATCTTAAAGATTTAAGAGGCCGGTTTAAAAAATATAACGGTAGTACATTCATCCCGGTTGATGTTGATAATGTAGGTAAGGGCGATCTAGTTATTAGTATTAGGTTAGGTAGAGACTATCTAGGTCAGCACCGGATGCGGTTACTGTTAGGTGATTACTTCCGGATTGTCCTAGACGGTGTTGATTATGATAGATTATTCATAACGTCTCAGGATCCGTACAACGACGTCCTAGCAGACTTATATCAATATGATCCAATCTTTCTAGATCATATATCTGCCTTACATACATTCAACTTCGTTCGGTTGTTTAACAAAATTGTACTATCTCAGAGTACGTACTCTTGGTGGGCAGCATATCTGTCAGAGGCTTCAGAGATATATTTCCCTATAACGAAAGACGGCCCATGGAGCTATGGTAAGAATCAGCGAGCGAAGTGGAAGGATTATAATCATGATCTGATGGTAAATGAGCCGCGGTATAATTATGTCTCATATTTGGATGAGTGTATAGTAGGTGATTATAAGACGACTAAAGAGGCTATCTTATAATCCAGTGGTGTCGAAGAACCGGGTAGTTCTTCACTTTAGGCGACCCCTTCAGTGGTACTACCGACCGCGGTCGACCAGTTGTGTGAGGTACAGTATTACCGCCAATCCAGTATTCGCATGAGAACCGACCCCATCGCCAGTATCTAGATTGGGTTAAGGGTGACTCTAGAGTAGCGACGTAGTCCGTATTCGCCCACCAGAAGTTTCCGGAGAAATGCGGCACTGGTGACTTCTTCCACCTCACACCAACAATATCATGAGTAGACAGTTGATTTATACACTCCTTATATTGCTTTATGCAATAATATTGCATACAGTTACGCCAATTATATGTGCATGCTCTGCCTGTGTTTGAGGGGAAATGTTTTTCGTCGGTGAATGGTCTCGTTATACCTTTAGTGTGCATATATAGTATCTGTTTCCCGGGATTCTCTTTAGCAAAATTATACAGCACGTTCAGCGACACACCTTCTTTTCGTCTCCTTTTAGGGTCATCCTTAATCAATTCTAGAGCCACCCACGGGTATACATCAGACATGTATTGTTTGAATTCATTCAGTATAATAATACCGGCTGTATCGTGCACGGCTATGACGTTTATATCAGCGTCATCTTTGAGACCGGAGGTGGTGATAACAGATAATTGCTCGTCGACCCACAGCTTATACTTCTCGTCCTTGAGATACACGTGATAGAATACTGCTAGCTTATGATCCACGGTTTGATATTATTATATTACTCACTAAGTATATTTAATGGATATATCTATATATCAAATATGTTATAAGGTTGAGCAGCATAGAAAGGTAGATCCGCTATTTAGCTTATATGATAACTCGAGTCACAATCGGGAGTCTGGTAGATTGCATAACGAGAGAGAGTATAGAGTGTTCTTGGATGCGTATGAATCTGAAAAGCATCTCATAGGTGACTATACCGGTTTTTTGAGCTGGAAGTTTCAAGATAAGACTAGATTGAACGGTCGAGCGTTGATTGATAAGA